TACCAGTGCTGCTAGCACGAGTACGCCCATTATAACTGGGTGTACGGATATCGCTCAGGGCGATACGGATTCAAATCGGAACGGTGATCGTGTCAAGTTGGCCGGCACTTTAGAGCTTCGTGCTTCTATGCAGGTCGATATTGCTACTGGTGATGTCACTCAGACGCTTCCGTTTATACGGTTTATCCTGTTTCAGTGGCATCCAACGAGTGAGTCCGGCGGCGCAACAGAGCCGACGGCTGCGAACGTCTTGTTGAATGGTCCAACAGGTGCGCCTGATGTTTGGGCTTTCTACAATCATGACCAGCGCCAGAATTATTCCATCATTTATGATGAGGTACATCGACTTACTGGTATCGCCATTGGTGGTGCCGGTGCTCTTACTGGCAATTCAGGTATGTCTCAGTACATTTCTCGCAAGGTTCCTCTCACGAGGGCTGTGCGTCTTCAGATGCAGTATCAAGCTGCATCTACTGTGAATGCGACAAATCACATTTACATGATGACTATGTCAAATCTTGCTGCGGATGCCCAAAATCCAACCATTGTTTGGAATGTCAAGATCTTCTTCAGGGATGCGTGATTGTTTGAAAAAAATAGCGAAAGTGGTAGCTTTCGCTTGCGCCTCTGATATCTGTTTGTGTTTTCCTTTTCGGCGTTCACGTGGTAGTTCTATGTTAACGAAGTGAGGGCCACCCCCGTAGGGGGGTGGTCCTGTGAGCGTGTGGATTTAATTAGGGCGATTGAGCGGTGTGAAACCCCCCGGATTTTGTAATCCGTCTTGGGGGCCATGTGCGTAGCACATGGTCCCAGGATTGCCAACAAAATACGGGGGGTGACCCCCCAATGAGCCCGGGACAATCCGGGCTCTCACGTGAGTGCTGTCGCCTAATTAATTATTTTTGAAAATAATTTGCAAACGTGTCGTCAATCCTGTGTTATATGAGGCTAATCAAAGCCGATGGATTGATTATTTTTTGGCCAGTGTGTCAACCGCTTAGGATAGCGGCGAGCTGGGCATCCAGCTCGCCGTGTTCGGGTTGTTCGGTGGGTCTGTCGAGTTGGATTATTTTTGTAATCCTTCTGAGTAGCTGGGCTATGTTTTCTCCGCAGTTTGGGTACGCTTTTGTTGGTGGATGACATGATGTAATCCATATGCGTTCTGCAAGGAGCTCGCATGACCCTCCTTTGTTCATTACTCTGTATGGATATCGATCTAGGATTCGTAGCAGTTCGTGAAACGTGCAGAAGTCTCCGCGAAAGTCGTCTATAATGATATCCTTCTGGCCATAGTATCCATCCCACCATTGTAGGGATTTATTTGATACCCATGGGTCGTTTGCTTGTTCGAAGGCTAGTCTTGTCTTGCCTGTTCCGGTGGGGCCCCATATCCAGTAGACTATGGGGGGGTTTGTACGCTTCTTTGGAGAAGCGTATTTCGTATAAAGTTCTCCGAATCTGGCTGCTTGGTATGACGACGTCGTTTCAACGACGTCGTGCATGGTTCCTCCGTTTTTTAGTATATCGCGTACTGCGTCGATGTCTGTCCGTTTGCGTCGGACTGGCGGTGTTCCGGATTCGTAAATTACTGATTCTTTTGAGCAGTAGGTTTTGTTTTGGTTTGGTGATCCTTTCGCTCTTTCCCAGTGGATCGCTTTGTTTATACACGCTAGTTCGTTGAACGATCGTCTTGTAGGAAAATGTATATATCCTTGCAGGTGCGGTGTGCCTGTCGTTGGGGCCGTTTCGGCTCCTATTATAAGGTATTCGTTTGAGAGGTCGCTCAGAGTTTTGACTGCGGATTCGGGATAGTTGTTCCATGTGAACGACCAGCCTTGGTTCCATCCACAGGATAGGTTTTCACGTCTTGGCATTCGGTACGTGGGTCGGGGGCCTCAGTATTACCCCCCGACTTAAACGTTTAAATGCCTTTGGGCTGGCCCCCGTCGGCCGTGAGGCCGGCGGGTGTGGCCGTTATATGTTGTTAAACTCTGTTTGTGTCACGCTATGTGTATTTTTTAACCAATTAGACATTGGTTTCCCTATGGGCATCCCTCTGCTCGCTGCGAGGAGATTGCCATGCCTTTCTTTCAAAAGGGTTCCGTTCCGGTTCGGCGGCGGGCCGTGAGGCCCGTCGCTGTTGAAATGAAGAAACCCGAGCGCGCTTTATCGGAGCGCGAGAAGCAACAAGTGAAGCGGTTGATTGGTGAGAATATCGAATTGAAGTTTGTCAATTCGTTCCTTACCAGTGCTGCTAGCACGAGTACGCCCATTATAACTGGGTGTACGGATATCGCTCAGGGCGATACGGATTCAAATCGGAACGGTGATCGTGTCAAGTTGGCCGGCACTTTAGAGCTTCGT